CTAGGAACTTCACCCATCTCATAAACTTATTCGGCGGTCGTTGCTCCTGTTGCATCGTCGCCCTCTACTTGCTCACTCTGTGCCTCCGGCACTGGCTGTGGCTTCTGTTCGCTACTTTGCTGAGAAGAAACTTGTTCTCTCAACTTTGCCAGTTCTGCGCGCTCGTCTGCCATCGCAGCGTCGCGTCGCTCTTCGTTTAATTTTACCCACTTCATCATCCGCGCAAACTCATCGTTATTGCGTACACGTGGTTCAATATTAACAAAACTGTCATTCCCAGCTGGCGCAATACGTTGATCAACGTCTCGGATGTTAACAAACACCGAGGCGCCTTTTTCCGCTTTAATTTGCACCCAACTGTTTCCAATTGCTGTATATTCCACAAACATTTTATCGTCCGCTGCGCCTTGCAATACCGCTTCTTTCATATCCGCATTGTCCGCAGCCCAAACCTCAATTTTTGAGTTTGCCATTACTTGAAAAGTGACGCGCTTTGCTTTGCCACTTTCAAATGAAATTACCGCTCCAGCTTTTACTTGTTGCCATTCTGTCAATGACCCATTTTTAAAGTGCTTCATTAGTTTCTGCTCCTTTTTTGTTAAAATGGGCGGGCAGGGGAGGGCCACCCGCCCGTCACATTACTTGACGATGCGAGCGCTATCGACCAAGTCTGTGATTTCCTGAAAATCAGACGTTGCGTCTGCTTCCAACAAACGCTGTCCAAACACCGTATTACCCGTAATTTCCATATCCGAAATACACGTAATCTCAAAAGCGTCTGCGACTTGATCGCTAAACACTTTTTTATGTAAACCTGACACCAGATAAAAATCTTGCGACAAAGTCGGGTCAGTTTGTTCAACCGTCCAAATTTTCGCTCGATCTTCATCAAACGCATCGTTTGCTGGTCGGTAATACTTACCGCCAACATTTACCATATCGCGCTGCTGCCATTCATGATTTAACGGTGCATATCCAAATGTCCCATTTGGTGTAGTGTGATTAACGTCCAAATGGTCATTTTTTACAACTGACACTTGCTCTGGATCCAAAACATCACGCAAATAATTAGGTAAATTATCTGGATTTGTTTCGTACAAGAAATAATCTTTCTTGCGTTCCCACATTTGCTCTGGAACGATTTCAGCCGTAATCATAATCACGCCACCAGTATTCATCTGGGGTGTACGAATCGAACATTCAACACTCGCAAAACCATTTGTAACACTTGTGTCCAAATTTGCAGCGTCAGTTGCATAACGTTGATTATATCCAATCATTGTTGATTTTTTGCTCAACAAAATTGGTTGCTTCATAGCTTCTTCTGGAACACGAATACCTTCCATCAACATATCTATAATGTGCTCGTCATCGATCCCATCATACATACTCCGCAATTGAGCAAATGCTGCTGTCTTCTTTGCCTGATCAATGTCGGCAAGTGACATCGTAGCATTACCACCCGACGTCAATTCTGCATAAACATCATTCCAAACACGCTCACCATCGGCATTTGTCGTAGTTGGCGCCCCATTTGTGTCCGCGGGCGCTCTATAACCATTAACCTCCAAAATTGTAGGCGACACAACAGGTGCTTCAAACGTCAAACCGTTAAGCGCAACTTGACCATCGATCAACTTTTGGTCAAAATCTGGCACAATATGATTATTATCCAATGACCAGAATGCCTCTGCAAATGTATGATCAAACTGATTACGGATTGGTAACGACGCTGACCGGGCTTTTCGACGTTCATTAACTATCGCATTATACGCTTCCACTAGAATGGTACTATAATTACTCGCTTGAGTATGAATACCCATTGTTTGCAAAAATACATTTACTTGCTCACCCCAACTAGCTGTATCAACAGTTGTTGGATTATGTGATGACGAAGCAGAGGAAATTGTTATTTCACTATTTCCGTTAGCAATTTTGTTAGTTTCAAAAAAGGGAACTACACTTCCACCAATGCCTGTTTGACCTTTATAAGAACGATTTAATTCTTCCATCGATCCGTTAAAACGCGGAAACGCTAACATTGGTACATAATGCGCCATAACATCTACACGTATACCATTCATCAACAGCTCTGCTGTTTCCATCATTTCTATATTAACCCGAACGCGCCCGCGCTTAACTGCGTCTTCACGCAGCATCGGAAAATATTTCAAAGGAATGATCATACCAGCGTCAGCTGACGTCAATAAACGGCCGCGATCGCGGCGCGTTGACCTTTGTACCTGTATTGGTGCAGTTGGCACCATTTCCGTCATTCGCATTTTATTTTCTCCTTTTTATTCGTTTCACCATGGCAACAAACTTCTGCCTAATTTTCTTGCACTTTTTGCAACTCATTTGTGCGGACTAAAGGGCGCCGCCATTGTAAACGGCGTCACCTTATTAAACGTCAAAGCGGGCGGTATTAATTCCAACCGCCGCTTCACAGCTTCTCCACGTTTAGGATCATTAAAGCCTGTACCCGTTTGTTTATGCGCTGATAAAACTCCAGTGCTATAAACATCGGCGACAAACTTTAATGGACCATAAAACCATGACAACGCATCGCCATATTGTTCTTCAACAACCGCCGCTGCACTCATAGGCGATGCACTCAAACTTACCGGTCCTACATGTAATGGAAACTGTTCCATCACTTCCTCCGGAACACTATAACCTTGAGGAACTTTAGGATCGTTAGGTAAGTCAACACCACTTTCCGTGGTTTGTTCTATTCTGTCAGAAAACAACTTTCCCGTATCTGCAGAATTTATTGACCCAACCGACCCCAACGCTTGTTTTGACAATATTCCCGTATAACGCGTATTGGCCAACGTATTGCCAATATCGGCTTTCATACTTTTTAAAGTCAAATCTCTTACTTGCTTGTTATATTTATCAATAGGCGCTTGCCTATATGCATCAAATATACCCGCTGCCGCATTTCCAAACGCTGCCGCTTTTGAAATTGTCGGTAAACCTATAAACCCTTGTCCACCAGTATTTCGCAAAACTGTTAACGGGTTAAAACCCGCACGTTGCGCCGCATTTCTCATACGTACAAACTGGTTATCTTGATCTTTTATTGCTTGGTTTCGTTGTTGCTGCGCTGCTTTGTATGAAAACAAAGACCCAACCACCGCAGATGCTATTTGTCCCCACATTATTTCTTACTCCTAATAATTTCGATTACTGCTAAGACCAGAACAATGGCGCTTACAAATCCCCACAAAAAATATGGATTTGTTACCATCACCATTTCCAATCGAAATATATTGGGCCATATAACGCCACACTAATTACGGCTCCCATTACTGCTCCATGCAGCACGTTAACAAACGTTTTATTCATCTCTTGCACTCCGCTCTAATTTCGACAAAATAAGATCTGCAAGAACACATAAAATCGTAATAGCAGCCGTTTCTACTTGCACAGCTTGCTCTTGTGCGATACCAACTCCGACAAGCGTTCCGCCAATCATTGAACCCGCCCGGCGTATCAATGGTTTCAAAAATTCTCTAGCTATAATATTTATCAATTGGTCTCACACTGGAACTTTAACAACAAACATCGTATAATATATATTATGCAGTTGCTAAATCTTTCCAACCCCTTACGTTTTTTGTTCTTGCTGTGTTATTGTTAAAGACTTGTTTCGTACCTTGTCAAGCTTTGATACTAATTTTTTTTTAACACCACGGAATAAATTCCTTTCGACCACTTCCACCGCCCTGCGGTTTATTATTTTGTGGTCTATCCTTGCACCTTACCCGCAGCCTTACGTCTGACCGTTCTTTTTTCACGGGGGTTTCTCGCTGACGCTCTCTTCCGGTGGGAGAGGGTGCTGCAGCAACGCTTTCTACCAATACTGGTATGCGTTTTAATTGTTGCCGCTGCCTTACTGTTGCTGCAACTTTTCTGTTAACTCGCGTTGTACGTCTTCGTATAACTCCAGACGTTTGATTTCTCCGTGTTCCACGTAATGATTTATTTCGTCTACGCTTCGCCATTTTCCGTCCTCATAAATTGCATTATCGTTCTTTTTACCGTGTATAACTATATTGCGTCCCGCATAATTTATCTCCATCAAAACGCCCATATCAAACGTTTGATTAAAATCTATCCACGGTTGTACATACCTTACATCTTTCTGATGCATTCTTTTTATATTTTCTGTTTCATCAAATAAAGGAACGGATATTTCTTTTTCGTTTAATTTAATTATCTTCCAACCTATCAATTCTTGTTGATAATAATCATAATTTGTTTCGTCCCACTCCTCAAAAAATTCACTAAACGGCTCTTTGCCGTATTTTTCTATCCATCCTTTTTTAAACGCGGCCATAAAATTTTCCCGCGTCTTTCCTTGCATCATAAAAACTTTTTCTTTTCCGTTATTTTTCTTTACACCTGCAATTTTATATTTAAACGACCGCGGTATAACCGCTTCATCTACATGTCGTTTTGCTAAATCCATCATAAACTGATGCCCTAAAGGTGGCTTTTTGCTCATACTCAACCTTCTATCAGAACTATCTAAATCCTGATTTTTGATTGCGTATTTCATTAAATATTTAAAATTATCGCCACTAAAATGTGGCTCTTGAAAATAACTAAATCCGTGTTCCCATGGTTCCCAATCCACACGATATTCATTTGGCGGTAATTTCTCGCCAAATCTTAATTGAGGCATATTTTGAGGTTTTGGTTCTTTATCATAAAAAAACAAAACTATATGCCAATGCGTTCTACCTTTAGCTGTTCCATACTCACCAGCACAAATATAACGCACCTTTCCATAACGTCGTCTAAGCCTTTTCAAAAATATTTGAACATCCTTATAAACCAACGTTACTGCGTTCACGCCTGACTGTTTGCCATACGTTAACGTTATTGCGTAAGTTTTCTTCGCATACTTACTTTCGGCAATACATCGACCAACTAAATCGTTCACTCTGTTGTTCTTGCATTGCCAGCAGTAGCGACACGCAACTTCGGTACCATCGTCTAAATAACAAGGTGTAATACACATTTTTAAACTCTTTACCTCAGTTTGCGGTCACTAACTGCATATCTACACAAGAAACGTTGTATGCATTGGGCAGAACGGAACTCCAATGCATGGAGTTTCCGTTCCGTTCTGCCTTAGTCGACTTCATCGACATAGATGGGACGTCCTATTTTCGGCTCGTCTTTACGGAGCCGCCAGTTTGACAATTGCCAATGTGCTGGGTCGTAAAAATCCCATTCGCCCCCCCAAGTTAACTTGAGGTTACGCTTTCTTGCGATTTCATTACCTATCGACCCAATAATGTCCCATTCTTTTTTGCTAAGGTTCCAATATCGTGTGGCGTGGACAATATCCACTGCACAAC